ACTGAGTTTATTGGCAGGGCATTGACTGCCTGCTATAAATTTGCCGTTGATATGAACGTCCATCTCCAGATCCTGGCCCATCCTGCAAAGATGGATCAACGACGGCGTGACATGCCCCCGGCGCTGGACGACATCGCAGGATCGGCTCACTGGAATAACCGCCCAGATCATGGATTTGTCGTTCACCGCGAGACGCTATGGGACGCTGACACGGGCAAGCGCGGCACTTCCGCATCGATATATTGTCGCAAAGCTCGATTTCCAGAGCTGGGATACCCGTGCAAGCTGGATTTGGAGTATGACCCACTCATTTCTCGCTATAGGTCCGTAGACTACCTAAATGGCATGGGACAGCCGGTTTAGTGTCTGGCTGGTACTACCCCCCCACTCCACCCTCTAACACGTCTGTAGCACCCCTTAAAATGCACTCACGGGCATTTATAATGGGCAAGACACCGAAAGTAGATTATTGCAATGACTGAAATACCAGGCGTCACCCGACTCGCCACACCCGTCGAAAAAGCGGCCAATCGCGGCCTTCAGTTGATGGCAGCGGTCGCACTCGCCAGGCGCACAGAAGGCGCAGCGCAGCACACACAATGGCGCGCCGAGCGGGCGCTGATTCAGCACTGCTGGGCGTTTGCCGCAGCACTGGAGGAAAAATGACACATTCAAAGGTTTTACTCAGCGATCTGATTGATGATGATTTGCTGGAGGCAGGGTTGGATCTGTTCAGGGAAATTCGGGGTTCTGACCCGAGCCCGGAGCAATCTGAGGCTGCCAACATGACCCTCGTCCTGGCGCTGGCGTGTAGCATCGCCGAGGACGCGTCCGACGCTGACGCGGTGCAAGACATCCTTCGCTTTAATGGCGCGGTTTTGGCCGAGGTCGCCCCGATGCTTCGTGAAATTCTCGAAAAGCCTTTGGCGGCAAATGATGCCTAAACCCTCTTACAGCGCCGACGAAATAAGGTTCAAGGACGGACTAACCATCACTGACCTCCTGGGCGTGGGCAAGGTCGCCCGCACCATCGCTGACAAGCTGGACGGGTACGAGTCACGCGGGGCCATCACGCACGAGCAGTGGCTGGCAGGATGTCAATTCCAGCGAGATTATGAGCGAGGCGAGATCTCGTCTGCCCCGTCCGCTTGTGCCTATGAGCGGTCCGAACCATCCCACAACGGGCCCCAGGAGGGTGCCGCCAGAGCCAAGGAACGCTGGAGAGGCGCGTCCCAGGCGCTCGGCCCCGTGGGGGCTGATGTCTGCTTTTTTGTCTGTTGTGAAAATATGTCGGCGGCAGAGTGGGCACACGCCCGAAAAGAACGAAAGGAGTACGGCATGGGACGCTTGCGCGAGGCTTTGGATACACTGGAGAAGCATTATGGAATTTGACCACAGTATCATTGATCGGTTTGATGAAAAATGGCTTGAAGACCCACGGACTGGATGTTGGGAGTGGCAGGCTTGTCGGGATAGTGATGGCTACGGCACGATGAGTGTGGGCTCTAGGATGATGAAGGCGCACAGAGTCAGCTATGCACTGACGTGGGGACCGTTCGACAGTGACCTTCTCGTCTGCCACAACTGTGACAACCGAAGCTGCGTGAACCCGGACCATCTGTTTCTTGGAACCCCCGCTGAAAATTCGGCGGACATGACGTCCAAAGGCAGGCAGGCCAAGGGCGAAGCTAACGGAAGTTCCAAACTGACGGAGGCCGACATCCCGGCTATCATGGCCCAACGCGCCACGGGTGCAACCATGCGGGCCATTGCCCGCGATTTCGGCGTTAGTCATGCCGCCATCAACCTCATCACCCGTGGCAAGTCTTGGACGCATGTAAGGCGGGAGCCATGAAGCGAGCAAAAAAAACGTCAATCACTCCTTGATCCTGTTAGCGCTAACACCATATATAAGGGGAAGGGCAATCACGCCTGGGAGACAGACAGATGACAAACCGCATCACGCCAGCAGTTGCATCCGCCCGCAAGTCCTTGGGGGAGTACAAGCCTCTCATCAAGTTTGGAGATGGTCGGACCCAAGTCGTAGAAACCAACCCTGACCGGATGGCCGTCTACACCAAGCACGGGCGGGTTGAAGGCAACCGCTACGCTCGCGGCACGACCTACACCAACCGCGCCGACGCCATAGCGGCTGCACAAAAGGCCATTGATGAGGGACTTGCCGCCGCCATCGCGCACTACGCCAAGGTGCCACACCGGCACTCCGTAGCCGCCATTCTGATCTACGGTGGGACCGATCCCGCCGCCGACTGACCCCACCAGCAACACGATAGGGAATAGACAGATGCACGCATCATTCGGCTTTACTCACACCACCACCATCGACATTCCAGAGATGGACCTTTGGGAGCAGGACGTAGCACTTGATCTCGCGATTGATGGCTTGCTTGAGAGCCACGAGATTGAAGGTGTTGCGATACGCACACAGGGCACGACCACCCCGATCAAGGACCAGGGTCTGGCGGACAAGATCGCGGCCCGTTTCAATGCCGACGACCTTGCCGTTGACGCCATGTACGACGCGGCCCATGACTGGCTCGGTAACAGCGTATGACCACCACCGAAAGACAGGCCCGCTTCCGCGATAAAATGCGCGGCGCAGGATACTCTCGCATCAGCGAATGGGTTCCCAAGGCCAAGGCCCCGGAATTCCGCCAAGTCGCAAAAGCGTTGCGTGAGAAACACGATAAATTGCCGGGAGCATTAAAAATTATTTGACATTCTAGCCGCTGGCGTGTTATAAATTCTGAACAGTGGATAATTCCGCTTAAAAGGGAGAAGAGAAATGGATTTCGGACCAGTTGGGAGTGCTAGGGAGATTGGCGGCGACTTGTTGACCAACGCTTCCGCCATCGATTTGGCCGACCGGATAAACGAATTTTGGGATGCGCGGGGAAAGCGCGCGCACGCCCGACCAGAAACCTGGACTGTAGTCGTCGGCACCGGCGATGAGCGGCACACACGGACCCGTTGGGTCGTCCGCTCGGATATGGTCAACGGGATCCCGACTTAACCCAGGCCGCACGAACCACCCACACACTGAACCCGGTGACGAGGTGCGTCCTGGCCCCCTTACGAGGAGAGAGCATGACGCCCCAGCTCAGGATGTGGAGCCTTAGCCTCGCAGTTGAAACGGGTGCCACTGGCGATGAGGTGCTCGATTTGGCTATGCTGTTTTGTGATTATGTTTCCCCATCCGGCGTGGCATTTGACGACCAAGACATTGCACAAGCATGGAACCTGGTTAACGCACCACCCGAAGGAGAAGCCTGATGCCCAAGTCAATGTACGGCAGTAAGCCCAAACCGAAGCCCAAGAAGCCTTCAAGAATGCGATAGCTGGACGAGATTATCCAAATGCCACGCCTTAGCGAATACACAGAGGAGATAGCAGAGACAATCTGCGCCCTGGTAGCAGGCGGAAGCAATTTGACCAAAATCGGCAAGATGGATGACATGCCTTGCCGTGACACAATCTACAAGTGGAAGCGGTTGAACGAGGAGTTCGCCGACAACTACACCCGCGCGAGGGACACCCGCGCCGACGCCCGCGCCGACAGAATTGACGCCATCGTTGACAAGGTTGAGAGCGACGAACTTCCGTCTGACCGCGCCCGCGTTATGATTGACGCTATCAAGTGGATGGCCGGCAAGGAGGCACCCAAGCGCTACGGCGATAAGGTGGAGGTCGAGCACAGCGGCAATGTTGAAGTGAAGCTGTGGGAGTAGGCTCCGCATCGCCCGTATTCGCTGACATGAAGCGGCCAAGCCGCTACAAGGCGCTGTATGGGGGCCGTGGCTCGGGTAAGTCGCATTTCTTCGCAGAGGCTATGGTTGCCAACGCATCGCAGAGCAAGGGCTTTAGGGCGGTCTGCGTGCGCGAGGTTCAAAAGAGCCTGAAGGAATCCGCCAAGCGCCTGTGTGAGGACACTGTTTACGCTATGGGTGTCAAGGGCTTTGAGGTCTTGAACGACAGTATTCGCACTCCAGGCGGTGGGGTCATTATTTTCGCCGGGATGCAGGATCATACGGCTGATTCGATCAAATCTTTGGAGGGATTCCACGTCGCATGGGTGGAGGAAGCCCAGTCGCTATCGGCGCGCAGCCTAGAGATGCTTCGCCCGACGATTCGAGCGCCTGGTTCTGAAATATGGTTCTCCTGGAACCCCCGATCTGCCGACGACCCGGTTGACAAGTTCTTCCGTGGTCTTGAGCCGCCTGAAAACGCGATTATTCGCAAAGTCAATTACGACCAGAACCTGATGTTTCCCGAGGAGCTTGAGCTAGAGCGCCAGCACGACGAGAAGAGCAACCGGGCTCGATACTCGCACGTCTGGGAGGGGGCTTACGAGCCGCAGGCAGTGGACGCCATTTGGGATCGTGTGACCATCCACAACAACCGCAGGGACGTTGCCCCTGAGATGGGGCGCATCGTCGTCGCGGTGGACCCGGCAGGATCAACTGGGCCTAACAGCGATCTGACGGGCATTGTCGTTGTTGCCAGGGGCGATGAAGACAACCACGGGTACGTCCTGGAAGACGCGAGCATGAAGGGAACGCCCAAGCAGTGGGCAGAGCGCGTTGTGGCCCTGCACGACAGGTGGGAAGCTGACGCCGTGGTCGCGGAACGAAACTACGGCGGAGATCTCGTGGAGGCGGTCATCAAGGCCGTTCGCCCCACTGTGCGGTACATTGCAGTCAACGCAACCCGTGCGAAGCATGTGCGGGCGGAGCCGATCAGCGCATTATACACACTGGGCCGCGTGCACCACGTCGGTACGTTTCCTGAGCTAGAAAACGAGATGTGCCAGATGACGGCGCACGGCTACGAAGGCAGCGGAAGCCCTGACCGCGTTGATGCTGCGGTATGGGGGCTGACTGAGTTATTTCCGCAGATGGTACAGAACAAAACACGAACCGTGCATGTCCCCAACTTAGGAGCAGGCGGATGGATGAACTAGACCCCTGCCCCAACGGCAACCCAATCACACCCACCGGCAAATGCGAAGATTGCCAGTGCCCACCGGAGAAAACAAATGAGTGAAATGAGCAATCCGTCCCAGAAGGCCGTCGCAGTCACCAAGAGTGACACGACCAGCCTCCTGCTGAATGGACAGCCTCCACGGGCCATCTATGTCGCAGGGACAGGCAATCTAAACCTCAAGTTCGGAGACGCTACAGCGGTTCTGTTCACAACGGTCCAGGCTGGGTCGGTGCTTCCCCTGCGGGCCACCCATGTTATGAGCAGCGGCACCACCGCAACCGGCATCGTCGCGCTTTACTGATGACTATCCGCATTGGCCTGGGGATTGGCCTTGAGACATCTGCCGGCGCGCTTAATCCGTACGACTTTGCCTCACCCTATTTCGATCGGAGCCTCCTCACCTCCGCTACCACCACGCTTGGTACGGAGTTCAGCACGGCTGGTTTGCTGCGGTACGGGCCGCATAATAAGCGAATCTACTCTCAGGATATTAGCAACGCATCGTGGACGAAAGTTGGCACGACAATCAGTGCAGACGCCACTGCTGCCCCTGATGGCACCCTTACTGCTGATCTTTTCAAGGAAGACACATCAACCGGGAATCATTACATTGCGCCGGTGACCACCTCGGTCACAATCGGAGATGTTGTAACAGTTTCTTATTATGTCAAAGCTGCTGGCCGGACAATTACTAGGTTCTACGCCTACGCTTTTAACAACTACACGGCATTCTTTAGCACTGACACAGGGGCCTTTTCCTCCGCGTCGGGCGGAACAGCGGCGTCTGCCACAGCTTCCGATGCTGGTAGTGGCTGGTGGCGTCTCGAATTCACTGACACTGCAACTGCCAACAATACGAACTTTGCAACCTCGCTGGTTTCCACCGGAACTACCACCTCTTATGCGGGGGACAACAGCAGCGGCATGTACTTCTGGGGATGCCAAGTTGAGACCAACCCTTCCGCCAGCTCCTACGTCGCCACCACCTCCGCAGTAGCCTACGGTCCGCGCAAGTACGTCGTATATGATGGCGACCAGTGGCCTGAGATGAATCTGGCGCTCTACTCCGATGACTTGTCTAACGCCGCTTGGACCAAGTCTGGAACAACCATTGCCGTCAATCAGGCTGTTGGCCGTGACGGGCTCTCAACGCTAGACCGCGTAAGAGAGGCGGCAGGGACTGGAGCCCATTGGGTCCTTCATGACACGACCGTCGTTAATGGCTCCCGCATTGTCATGAGCGGCGTGGTTAAGGGTTGGAACCGCGATTGGGCTTTCCTTGAGATTTACTCCTCCGGCGGAACCGGGCAACAGTACCTTTCGATCAACCTGACCGATGGCTCTTATTCGGAAGCCGTAGCAGGTGGCGGTGCCTTCATCGCATCCAGCGTCACCGACTTAGGAGGCGGGCTGTACGAGTGGAGCGCAACGGTAACAGCGTCAAGTGCTACCATGCGTCTCATTGCCAGCCCTGCTGAGTCTGATGGGACAGGGCGTCCAACCTTCGCAGGCGACACCGGTAAGGGCATCTACATGGGCGGGCTGCAAATTGAGCAGGCCAACACCGGGCAAACAGCCCCAAACCCCTACCACGCAACCACCTCAGCAGCCTACTACGGCGCAATCCCCAACAGCCCATGGCTGGACAAGGGCCTGCTGGTTGAGGGGGCGATTGCATACGAGCGGATTGGCAACGGCGACCTCTCCTCAAACTGGGCTGGCCCTGCCCAGCATTCCACTGGTGCGGATATGGACGGGGTGACAAGAAACATTGTCCTTACCGATTCAAGCGCCAGTGCCGCCGAGCACGCCAGCCTCGAACGGGCCGTCGCCAACGATGGCGCGACTAACACTGTTGGGTTCCGTGTCCCAGTCACTACAAATGCGTCAACCTTCCCGGTTCTCTACATGCGGTTTTACGCCGGTAGCCCTGAACTAACTTCTTACATAGCTAT